TGTTGGTGAAACTGCACTGTTTGTAACTTGCCAAAGTGAAATAGATACTTATGCCGCTGGCGGAGTAACAAAGGTTGAATTATATTTTCCAATTGATAGATGGATTGATTATCTAAACGTATTTACCTTAGATGGTTTTAAATTAGATAGCACAAGACATGTACCTAACGGAACTAATGATAGACAAGTTGAAATCTTAAACGGTACTTTAAATGGAACTAATTTATTTAAAGCATTAACTGATAGAGATGTAATTAACTTTAGATATATTGTAGATACATTCGGAAACGGTATTGAAAGTGGATCTAAAGCGATATACACAGTGTTAGCTTCTACTAGAAAGAATGCATTCGCAATATTAAATGCTCCATCGGCTAAAGATTTTAAACGTAATCTTGATCCATCATTTAAAGATCTTACTGGAAGTTTATCATCTAGATTTATTTCTACTGGTGGTGATCTTGCATTAAATCCTACTGTTAGATACTCATTACCATCTCAAACCCAAGGTGCGAGTTGGGGAGCATTCTATTATCCTTTCATTACTGTTAGGGATTTAGGTAGAAATATAAATGTTGTACCAGCTGCATACGTTTCAAATAACTTTATTGCAAAATATGAAAACGCTTTACCATGGTCATTAGTTGCCGGAGTTCGTAGAGGTGTTGTAGGTGGAGCAGGAGTTGTAGGATTAGAAGTTAATCTTGGAAAAGAGGACAGAGAATACTTAGAACCATTTGGATTAAATCCGATTGTATTCCAAAGTGGAACTGGACCAACAATCTTTGCAAATAAAACTGCACAGCAGACTACAAAATCTGCATTAAGTTCTATTAACTGTAGAGAGGTTGTAATTTACATCCAAGATGGTATTGAAGCAATTCTGAAAAACTATCTATTCGAATTTAATACGGCGCAAACAAGATTGGAGATTAAAACACTTGCTGATAATTTCTTAGCAACTGTTCAAAACGATGATGGTGTTTACGATTACAAAAACGTGATGGATGAAACTAATAATACTCCAGAAGTTATTGATCAAAATGTCGGTATCCTAGATACTTATATTGAACCAGTAAGAGGAATGGAAATTCTCGTACAGAGAACTACAATTCTTAAGACAGGTGCAATTGCATCAGGAAACTTCCAATAAGAGGAAACTAAATAAGAATATATAAAAAAAATAAAATAAACTATGCCACTACCACATTATACCCAATCAAGGGCCAGTAGCCAAAGGTACGAACCTATTCAGCCTAACCTATTCGAGGTGACTGTATTTTCACCACTAGGAGATGATACGGGTTTAATCTTGGAGCAAGTTAAAACTATCGGAGGTTTAAATAACTTAAACCCTGCTGTAGATGCAATAGGACAGAAATATAAATTTGCTGACCGTTCATTTGCAAGTATGCCAGGTCAAACATTTATGGATCTGACTGTTAACTTTAGTCTTAACTTAAACGAAGCTAATGAAAACTACATTTACAATACATTCCGTAATTGGTACAAAATAATCTATGATCCATTAACTGGTGAAATGGGATTAAAGAAAGACTATGTTGGAAGTATGATCATTGTACAATATAACAGAGCAGGTGATATCTTTAGAAAGATTACTTGTAAAGATGTATTCCCTACAGGTCAACCTGATTTTGTAGATGAATTAAGCTATGAAACTCCAGACGCAGTTGATTTAACAATGACTTATCGTTGTGATCACTGGGTTGAAGAAAATGTTGGAGCTGCATAATAGCTTTTTAAATATTTTAGAAAAACTGGCTTTAGGGCCAGTTTTTTTGTTTGTACTTTGATATATATTATAAATTATATAATCTAAACATATGACAATCTTTAAAGTAGTAAATGAAACTGATGGAAAGGTTTATGTAGGTTATTCAGTTAATGATAATCCTAATAACTTAGGGGCAGGTAAATATATCAAAAGAGCCGTTAAAGATTTTGGAACAAAGTCTTTTCAAAAAACTGTTCTTGAAGAATTTGAATCTGAAGAATCATTAAGCCATATAATGGAAAGGCTAGAATTTTGGATAAAAAATTATAAAGCTGATAATCCTAAATATGGATATAATGAAAGCGTACAAGAATTAATTCCACAAAAAAAGAGACTTACTAAAAAACTACAAGTTCTCTTAACACCAGAAGATGAGGATAATTTAAATGCAATTATTATCGAAAAATCAATGGAAAACAAAACAAAACCACTACCTGTGTCTAAGTACGTAAGACAGTTAATAGTAGAACACATAGTAGAGGAAACATCACCAGAAAAACAATTAATAAAAATTAAATAATTATGAGCAGTCACGAAGACAATATTAAAAAAGAGTTTGAAGCAGCAGAAGGTATAGTAGATACTAATGCCGAAGTAAAAACTAACCAAGATGGCAAGATAACACAGTTAGGAACTGTAGATACTAGTAGAGGTTCTGGTGTAACATCAATAGATGATCCAGAAATACAAAGAATACAATCATTAACTGGTTATATTAAATTAGATTTAGCAAACTTTCCTTCAGGTGGACAGTTTTACAGAGAAGATTTTGAAATTCATATTAGATCTGCAAGGGTTGGTGAAATTAGAGAATTCTCAACAGTAGATGAAGAAAACATTTTAGATGTAGATGAAAAGCTAAACTCACTTCTAGTGAACTGTACAAAAATTATGTATGGTAACCAAAGGGGATCTTATAGAGATGTTTTAGAAGAGGATAGAATATATCTAATCCTATCTATTAGAGAGTTAACTTTTAAGGAGGGTGAAAATAAACTGATGATGCCTGTTGGTAGAAAGAAATGTAAAACAGGAACTTGTAAATCACAAGAATCAGTTGAACTTAAAACTAACAATCTTCAATTTAATGAACAGGATGAATTAATAGAAAAATATTATGATTATGAAAATAAATGTTTTACTGTCCCAACAAAGAGTCATGGCGAATTAATTATTGCCCCACCGACTATTGGAGTAATGAGAGCCATTACTGATTGGATACGAAAAAGAGAAGAAGGAAATTTACCTTGGGATAAATCCTCATTAAGTATTTTGCCTTATATTCAAAGAGAATGGCGAGGATTTAATGATAAAGAAATATTTTCTGCAATTACAAGTTTCCAAGGGTGGGATGCTAGTAAATTTTCAATTGTTTATAGATTAGTAGAAAAAGCAAAAATTGGAGTTAAGCCTGAGTTTAACTATCCATGTGAAAGCTGTGGTGAGGAGGTCACAGTTCCGCTCACGTTTCCCGGCGGGATCAAAGCTCTCTTTATTATTCAAGATATCTCTTCTGAACTTTTATAAAGTACGAGTATTATTATTAGAAAAGTTGCATCTCCAGCCATCAGAGCTGGATTTGCTTCCTTTCTATGAGTATGAATATACTTTAGAAATGTTTAATGAGATTCTTAAGGATCGTAATGACGAGGAAAAACAGAATACTCAATCTTATTCGGATAAATATAATACGGACAGCATGTCTAAGTCTATGAACAAACAGATGAGTTCTTTTAAAGCACCATCTATGCCTAAGATAAGCATGCCGAAGTTTTAAATAAATATATTGAATGGCAACTGTAACTCTTAAAGATTTAATGAGTCCTCTATCTAAAATAGAGGCTTATGCTAATGAAACTTCTGAAACTGTTAAAAGAATTGAAGAATTTTTAGTTCAAGGCATGGATTCAAATAAGGGTTCTAATATGTCTGATAAGTATTTTGAAAAACTGTGCGATGTTTTAACTAATGGGCTTAATGCAAAAGAAATTTCTAATTCTATTGCCAAACAAATAGCTTCTTTAAATGAAAAGCAGCTTGAAATTTTAACTGAAGGATTTAATCCAAAGCAAGCCGAAGACAGTAAAAAGAATACTAAAAAGGCAAATGATGTTTTAAGTGAGGTTCTTGATATAGATAAAAATATCAGTGAAAATACCTCCCTGATAGCTGCCCTGAATGAAAAGCAGCTTAAGGAATTAAGTCGTATCTCCACACAATTATTATCACAAACAAGAGCAATCTACCGTACTGCCGACAATACTGATAGTTGGTTAGGCGGAGCATTAAGACAATATATCTTAGCACGACAGAGTGGTAAGAAATTAGATCAAATTGCAAAAAATACTCAATCGGCAATAGCCGCTACTAAAGGCCCAACCCCAAAGGTAAAAGAAAAGCCTGAAAAGATGAAGAAGAGCAATGTAGGATCTCGTCTAAAGGATTTAGGTATGGGTGCGCTACTAACAGCTAAAGCAATGATGCGGTGGATTTTTGTTCCGCCAAAGGTATTGAAAAAATTTAATTTATTTGTAGTAGATACACTTAGTGCATTTGAAAATGTCAAACCTAAAAAAGTAAAAGCAGGAGCAGAGGCTGTAGCGGTTGTATCAGGAGCTGCTATGGTATCAGGTAAAGCAATGATGCTTTGGATGTTTGTACCTATGTCGGCTGTTAATAAATTTACAAAGTATATAACAAAATTAAGTAAATCTCTAGCAAAAACTCAACCTAAGAAAATGAAAAAGGGTGCTAAGGCATTAGGTTTAATGGGAGATTCTATAATGAAATTTGCTAAAGCATTAGCCTTATCTGCAATTTTACTTATACCTGGTATGATAGCAATACCATTCTTAATACTATCAATGACAGTTGTTGGTGGTGCTGTTGCTTTATTAGGCGGTAAGAAAATGTCTCAGCGGATTAGAAGAGGTGCAAAAGCCTTGGATAGAGTAGGTGATGCTATAAAATCTTTTGCAATCGGACTAGCTTTATTTGCTTTAACTACAATGTTTATAATAATGAAGCCGGCTGTTATTGGTGGTATGATTGGTTCATTATTATTAATACCTGGTGCTGTTGCTATATTAGGCGGTAAGAGAATGTCTAAAAGAATCAGAAGAGGTGCACGTGGGTTATTCCTTGTAGGTTTAGCATTAATACCTTTTGCTTTAGGTTTAGCAATCTTTTCAATGGCTACGAAAGGAATGGAAATTGGGGATGTTCTTATACAAGGTGCTGTAATACTAGCAGTAGGTGGTGCCGCTGCATTAGTTGGTAAATTTGGAATGAAGAATATTTTAATGGGTGCTTTGGCTCTGGTAACAAACGGATTAGCATTATGGGTATTCAGTATGGGTTATACTCCATTTGAAAAATCTACAAGAGGATTAGGTATAGGCGATGTAGGGGTACAGGCTGCAATATTAGTTGCTGTTGGTGGAATTATGGCATTAGCAGGATTGGCGGTTGCTGCCACTGGCGGTACTGCTTTATTAGGTCCTCTTATGTATGCTGCCGCAGGTTTAGCATTACAAGAATTGGCACCAGGTTTACAGATGATGAAAAAGGTAGACTTTACCAAAACCGATGCTGAAAACTTATCTTTTACATTAGGTGCAGTGGCTGCTGCATTCTCAGGTGTAGAACCTGAAGCAGGATTCTTAAAGAATGTTGGTAATGTATTTAGTAGAATAGGACAGAGTATTGCCGGAGGTGGAGCCGCTGCAATGTATATAGGTGCAGGAAAGGCGTTACAAGAATTATCGAAAGGTTTAAATGCGTTTAAAGAAATTGACTTTACACAGGAAGATTCAGAAGATCTTGCTGTTGCGTTAGGTTCTGTTAGTGCTGCCTTCGCTCAAGCTGGTGGAGAACCATCAAACCCAGGCGGTTTATTTGGTTTAGTATTTGGATCTACATTTAGCCCTAATGCAACCGAAAGAGGAGTTAAATCAGTAATGAGATCAGGTGATGCACTTACTGAAATTACAAAAGGTCTTCACTCCTTTATGAAACTACAAGAAAAAGGTGCTCAGTTTGGGGAACCTGATAATGATGGAAATTATGAAGAAGGCACTTTAGGTTATGCAATTACAAATACTGTAGGATTTATTAGAACGGCGTTTGCCGCAGTTGCTGGAGAAGGTAATGTTCAGGCAGGTGGATTCTTTAATACTCTATTTGGAATTAAAAAGAATAAAGTAGCAGAAGGTATTGATTCAGTTAGAGGAGTTGGTAAAAACTTAGATGATATTGCCAATAGTGTAATGAAATTCCAAACAATGATAGAAAAAGGTATTAAGTTTGGAGAACCTGATGGTGATGGAAATTATGAAGAAGGTACCCTAGGTTATGCAATTGTAAATACTATAGGATTTATTCGTACTGCTTTTGCTGCCGTTGCTGATGAAGGTAATGTTGAGGCAGGTGGATTCTTTAATTCCTTATTTGGTGTTAAAAAGAATAAAGTAGCGGAAGGTGTTGATTCGGTTAGAGGAGTTGGTAAAGATTTAGATTCAATTGCTGATGGTTTACTTAAATTTATTGGATTTACAAAAGATAATATTGATTTTGGTCCAGAAGGTGATTTAGCCAAAGCAGTTGTAGGTTCAATAACATTTATAAGCGATGCATTTGCTGCAGTC